TCGCATGCTTCGGCCAGGCCAGGTGCGTGGCGTGCCGTGGCTGGCGCCGGTGATGATGGCGCTCCGGGATCTCGATGACTACTGCGACGCCGAGCGGGTGCGCAAGAAGGTAGAGGCGTGTGTCACCGCATTCGTCGAGCAGCCGGAAGGCGTCGACGGCGATCCACTCGGTCTCGCCGGGACCGATCCATCGAGTGGGCTCCCTGTCGAGAGCTTCCAGCCAGGGATGGTCGAGTATCTGAAGCCGGGCCAGGCGGTTAAGTTCAACAACCCGCCGCCGGCCGGCGGATACCGCGAATACAAGATGACTGAGTTGCAGGGGATCATGGCCGGGATTGGCCTGCCCTACGAACTCGGCACCGGCGACATGTCGCAGGTGAATTACTCTTCCTGGCGCGGTGGCATGCTGGGCTTCCGCAACACGGTGGAGGCTTTCCGCTGGCTCACCTTGATCCCGTTATTCGCGATGCCTGTGTGGCGGCGGTTCGTCGACACGTTGATCCTGCAGGGCAAGATTCCACGAGCTGCCGCCAACGACCCGAAGATCGGACTGCGCAGCGTGCAGTGGACCGCGCCGCGGTTCGAGTCCGTGGATCCGGTGAAGGACGCCGAGGCGGTATTAAAGGATGTCCGCATGGGCCGGAAGACCTGGTTCGAAGCTGTGCTGGAAAACGGCTACGACCCCACCACGCAACTTGAGCAGATTGCGCTGTTCAACAAGCTGCTGGACAAGTTCGAGATTATCCTCGACTCCGACCCGCGTAACACGACGCTGCGCGGCCAGGAGCAGCCGGCGGGAACCGAGGAGCGGACCCCAAGCAGCAAGGCTGCCGCCGGCAAGCCCAAGGGACAGGGCTTCGCCGCGCTCTCGGAAGAGGAACTCGGGATGGTGAAGGACCTGCTCGTCGCGGGGATGTCTCGCACGGGCGGCAGTTTTGAATCCGCGTCCCGGCTCTACCGGGGCTGATGACTCACCTCGACAAGAAAGGACACCCATGAAAGGCAACCCGCAGGTAATGGCCGGAGTCCAGACCGCCGTCAACACTGAAGCATCGTTGATGCTTCAGTACCTTCTCGATCAGCGCGACGCCAAGCGCCTGGGCCTGGATCTGGCCGGCGGCCTGAAGCAACTGCACGAGCAGTGCGAAGACCACATGAAGCAACTCGTCAGCCGCCTGCTGTTCCTGGAGGGCGCGCCGACGATTGAGCCGAAGCCCGCCGCGACCCATGATAGCGTCACTGAGATTCTGAACGACGCCTTCGCCGCCGAACAGGCGGCCATCGCGCAGTTCACCGACCTCTGCAAACAGTGCTACGACGCCGGCGACATGTCGAATTTCCACTTCGGCCAGCACCTCATCAAGTGGCACCGCGAAGGCGACGACAGTTTCAAAGGCCACGTCGCGTGGCTCCAGAAGCAACTCTACCAACTCAAGAAGCTGGGTGAAAACGACTTCATCGCCGTCAACGCGAGGACGAATTAGGAGGCACCATGCCGCTATTGCGAAACGAGGACGAACGGAACAACGCGGAGGTCTTCTCCGCCGATGCGCAAGTGCTGCCGAGCACGGCCAACGCCAAGGACGGCACCATCGACGTGGTCTGGTACAGCGGGGCCGCAGTCCCGCGGATGGACCGCGCAACCGGCGAACCCTACATGCTGCAGCTCGACATGCAGGGTTGCCGCTTCGACCGGCTGAACAACGGCGCGCCCGTCTTCGACACCCATTTCACCGGCGACGATTTCAAGTCGCTCATGGCCGGCAAGGTCGGCACGCGGGCCCAAGTGGGCGTGGTGCGGCGCGCCTGGCCCAACGGCGATAAGGGCATGGCCACACTGCAATTCGATCTCGGCGACGCGGACGGCGCCGAGATGTTCCGCAAAGCCAGCACGGGCATCCTGCAGAACCTCAGCTTCGGAACGTTTGTCTACAAGCGCGAGAAGCTGCAAACCGAAGGGATGCCGGAGGGCAAGCCGCCGTATCTGAACGACAAGGAAATCGGCATGTTCAAGGCCACCGATTGGGAGCCGTTCGAGATTTCGCCGTGCACCATGCCGGCCGATTTCAATACGTGCTTTCTGAGCGCAGACCGGGCAACCAGCCCACAAAAGGAGACACCTGCCATGGAAAAGAAGACCACGCAGGAAGCGGGCGCGGGTGCCCGTACTGTGAACGAACAGGCACTGGCCACCGCGCGGGAAGAGGCGGTCCAGGCCGAACGGCAGCGCGTCAGCGAAATCCAATCGCTGAGTGCGACCGCAATCAAATATGGAATCGATGAGACCGTCATCGGCGACTTCATCGCCAAGGGCGTGCCCGTCGACCAGGCACGGAAGGAACTGTTCGCCCATCTCGCGACCAAGGGCCAGCAGGGAGTCCCGCCGCGCCCGGGCGCAGAGGGCCCGGCATTCCCGATTCGCGGGGAGGGCGGCACCTCGGTGACCCGCGACGGCATGGAGCGGCGCCTGGCCTGCATGCAGATGGCGCTGTTGCTGCGCACGGACGCACGGTTCTTCCTGGCGCGGCGCCGGGACCACAACGGCAACGATCTCGGCGAGTATCTCCGCGGGTGCGGCCCGGAACAACAGCAGCGCGCCGAGGACATGGGACGTGAGTACCGCAACTTCAAACTCATGGACATGGCCAAGGAGTACCTGCAGATGAAGGGAGTTCCGGTGCGCGGCATGGACGTGACGCGGGTTGCCGAACTGTCGCTCCAGGCTCCCTCGCGCGGGCCGGAATTCTTCGCGGGCGGCGCCGAATCCACCTCCGATTTCCCGGCAATCGTGGCCAACGTCGCCAACAAGACCTTGCGCCAGGGTTACGAGGCTTACCCGCGCACATTCCAGCCGTTCTGCCGGCAAGTGACGGCGCAGGACTTCAAGCCCATCAACCGCGTGTTGCTCGCCGATGCGCCCGCCCTGCCCCAGTTGGACGAGAAAGGCGAGTTTCACCATCTGCAACTGACGGACAACAACATCAGCTATGCGCTCGCAACCTTCGGTGGGCTGGTGGCGTTGACCCGCAAGGTCATCATCAACGACGACCTGCAAGCGTTCACGCGTATCCCGGCGGTGCTCGGGGTGTCCGCGGCGCAGCGCGAATCGAACACGGTGTGGGCCATCATCACGTCGAATCCGGCGGCTGTGTACGCCGGCGACAAGACGTCCACCACTCTGTTCCATGCCAACCATGGCAACCTGTTGACCGGCGTCGGCAGCAGCATCGATCCGAACGTGAATGCGACCGAGGCCGCGATGCAGAAGGCCTACGGCCAGGCGCGTGCTGCCTTCCGGTCGCAGAAAGGGCCGCAGGGCACGCCGTTGAATCTCATCCCGCGATTCATCGCGGTGCCGACGACGCTCGAGATGTACATGCTCCAGCGCGTGTATCCCATCAACCTCGCGGCCTCCTCCGCGACTGCCGTGGTGCCGGAGTGGGTGCGCAGCCTGATTCCGGTGGTCGAGCCGCGTCTGGATGCCAACAGCCCCACGGCGTGGTATTTCATCGCGGACCCGGCGCAGATCGACACCGTGGAGTACTGCTACCTGGAAGGGCAGCAGGGCGTGTACATCGAAACCAAGCAGGGCTTCCAAGTGGACGGCGTCGAGATCAAGGCGCGCATGGATTTCGGCGCGGCGGCCATCGACTATCGCGGGCTTCAGAAGAACGCCGGCGCCTAGGGCGCCTAGGCGTTGGGAAACCACAACAGCGGGGCGGCGCGAGTCGCCCCGACAGGAACAGGAGAAGTTCGATGCAGAATTACATTCAAGAAGGTCAAACCCTTACGGTGGTCGCGCCCAATGCGCTCGTGAGCGGCGGCGGGTGCCAGGTAGGCAACATTTTCGGCGTCTCGGTGAACAACCAGAACACTGGCGACGCCAGCGAACTGGTGGTGGAAGGCGTGTTCGATCTCGCCAAGGACGCGAGCACGTTCAATCCTGGCGACAAGGTCTTCTGGAACAACGCCACGCAGCAGGCCACGTCCAGCACGCTGACCGCGGCTGGCACCTCCAATAAGGAGATCGGCTTTGCGGTGCCGAACCAGCCGGACGGCACTGTCGCTCCCGGCGGTCAGACCGCCGATGCGACCGTTCGTGTGCGGCTCAATCCGCTTGGCTTCGGTCCAGTGCAGGCGGCGGACACGGACCCGTCACTGATTCAGAAAACGGTGGTGACGCTCACGGCGGCGCAGATCATGGCCATGTTCGGAGCGGCGGTCAGCATCTTGCCGGCGCCCGCGGCCGGACAGGTTCTCGTGGTGGATCAGTTCATCGTGCAGATGAAACCCGGCGCCACGCAGTTCACCGGCGGCGGGGCGGTGTCGTTCCAGTATCACGGGACCGGCGTGGTGCCGCACTCGTCGACCATCCCTGCCGCGACCATCACTAGCGCGGCTGCGAGCGAGAACGTAGTGCCGCCGCCCACGGGCGTCATCCAGCCCCCATCGGCGACCGGTATCGACATTGTCAATGCCACGGGCGCCTTCGCCACCGGCAACGGCACGATGGTCGTGACGGTATTCTACTCCATCATCACGCTCAACTAAGCGCGGCCGACGCGCCGCCGCATCATTATATATGTCCGACTGGCCCACCATCGACGCGGCGGCGAACGTGGTCATGCTGCAGACGTTCGGTGAGCCAGTCGTGTATCAATCCGCACAGGCTGGCGTGGCGGTTGGCGATCCGGTGACTATCACCGCCGTCCGCCACGCACGCGTGCGCGAAGAGTCCGGCGCGTTGGCGAATATCGAGGAGATCTCCGTCAGTGCCTCCGACCTTGTTAACTTCCCTCAGCGCGGTGATTGGGTGACCGCTTGGGGATCGCAGTTCGTGGTGACCACAGTGCGCCAGCCGGACCCATACGGGCTGGTCGAGCTTTCGCTGATGGCGCGGGCCGGGCAGAATCCCAATGACTAATCCGAAAACGATCCTGGCCGAGTGGGTGACGGCGCTCCAGGCTCTGCCGAACCTGGTGGATGCCCTGGGCGGGGATGGCAGTTACATCCAGTTCTACACCGAGAACGCCACCGTTTTCGGCCAGCCAACGCAAAACAATATTCGGCTGGCGATCCTTTCGATGCCGCCCGGTTCGATCATGATCGCGTGGCAGGGCACCGGGCCCGGCAGACTCGGTAATGCGCTCGTATTTGTGCATGATTTCTCGTTGTATTTACGCGCGCCCGAGGAGGCCGATGTCGGCTACGAGGATCTCTTCCACTGGATCGTGAACGACGTGCCGGCGGGCAGCAGCCTCCGGATGCTGCACACTGCCGTCGATCCGAACTGCGAGCCGATGGACTTCTACCTGCCGTCGGCCCGCCGCAACACGGTCGTGATCAGCCCGGACGGGGCCACCTTCGAGTATTTCGAGGTGCCGGTGCGGCTGATCGAATCCTATAACCCGTAGAGCGCGGAGAAGAACGCATGATGGTATTTCTGGAATCGCCACAAGGCGACGAAATCAAAGAAGTGGAAGCGAC